GTACACTAAGTATCATGAGGAGCTTGAGGAGGTTCAACAAAAAGAATTTGAATATGCTATGAAACTTTACGAAAACAGACGTGAGGCTAACAAGGGACCAATAGAAAGATTGGCAGACCGTATGGTGGACCGAACTAGTGATAGGATGGCTGTAAGCTTCTTTGATGAAGCCCAAAATCGTCTAGCTAGTGCTGCAGAGTCTGTGGCTGAATCCACGACGTTTTCCACAGCTGTGGGAGCGCTCATTGGAACATCCGCAGTTCTCGGAGTCTCATTTTTAAACGGATCTGAAAACCAAGCACTTCTTGGTCTTCTTGGTGGCACCTTCTCAACTATCCTTATAAGCGCAACGGCTATTATGGAAGCCACAGGTAGTAAGATACCTTGGAGGTTTACTAAGTCGATTCGCACTTCAGGGATGCCTAAGGGTGGCGGTACAAGTTTTTTTACTACAGCAGCGGTTGTTTCGTCTGGAACAGCCATTGCCGTGAAAGCTATTGAATCAATTGTAGGTGAAGTTATTGGGCACCTCAATTATAAACTAAAAGAGATAGAACATGAAGGACAAACAAAGAAAAATGTCTTTGGTCTAGTTACCAAAATTCTCTTACGTCTCGTCGGTTTCTCTGGTCTTTTCGCTCTTATGGTTGGTGAAATTGAGGATATGCGATTTATTGCCAGTACAATTGGTAGTATTATGACATTGTTTAGGGCCATAGGCAAAAATGCAACTCTTGAAAATGTTGATAAAACTAGAGTTGATTCTGAGTCTGAGGAGGACGACGATGTCGCTATTAAGATTGTTAACTCAAAACCTAAGTCTGATAATATTGATCCTATTTATCAAAGGATTGCGTCGGATGAACGAAGAATGGACAGTTACATCAAAACTGTTGAGAGACAAATAAATTCTATTGGATCGGCTGGTTCGTACCAAACATTAAAACATGATTCTTTGAATCTTGAAGTCACTTGGCCGTTTCCATCTGTCCGTGATGATGACGAACCAATTGTTGTTTTGTTTTTTGATCCTAAGTTGAACATGATTTGCTCCCCCAAGGATTTAGTTCCGCCTTTTAAGGGTAGGTCTGCCATGAAACAAGTAGCTGCTTCCGGGCTTTGCACTTTTGCAGAGAAGTACAGAAGTGTTAATGGTCATAAGTTTACTCAAGTCACCATCTCTTCAACTGTTCAAGAAGATGTGGCTGCTAAAGAGCAAATGTATCTTGAAGCCACTAAAGCTGAAAAACTTGACACTTTCATTGAAACTCATGGAGGAGTTGCTGCCGGAATTATGTGTGTAGTTATAGCTCTTGTTGGAACTGGTGTCATGTCTTATTACTATTTCACTAATGAAGACAATGAGTTTTTTAACTACCAACGTAAGAAGGAGGAAGCTCAAAAAACATTTGAGAAAAAAGTCGTTGCCAAGATCTTAACCCCAAAGCATAAGAAAATCATGGCCCAGCATGAAGTTGTTAAAGAACTTGAAGCAAGGAAAGGTAAACACACAGCTGGTCGTGGTCTTGAAAAGGGAAAGAGAGATTATTATCGTCGTCTTAATGAAGAAGTTGATCAAAAGTTTAAGAACGAAATCCGAAATCTCAAGACAGATGATGAGCGAGAGGAAAAGCTTGCAGAGTGGGTCGACAGATACTACGATGTGGTGGAAATAGCTAAACAAGTTTTTCCTGGCAAAACGTACACCAAGGATCAAAGAGACGATGTGATGAAGCAGCTGGATTTTGTAAGAATAATGCTTAAACACTATTATGACTCAATGGGAGCTTTGGATGAGTACCATAGCAAGAACGATTTTACTAAGGTTGCTTATCAAGCTAAAATTGACATTTGGAAGCAATTGTATGATTCTCTGAAAGAAACTGAAGCATGGAAATATCTTGTTCCTGAGGTTGAATCCAAGCTTACAGTGTCTGAAGTCACAAAACAAAAATTACATTGTTCTCAATGTGGTGGTAATCACCGTTGGGGATATAGATGTCCAAATTTTGTTTGTCTTCCAGATGACAAGTGGAAGAAGATGTCGAAAGAAGAGAAAAACAAGTATTTGAGAAGTCCAGCTAGTATTTGTGTTCCTCAAGCTGCTAGTGTTAACAATCCCATCGACTTGAATCTTATTCATAATAACTTGATTCCTATCTACAAAAAAGATGTCAATCCCAATGGAAAAGATCAAAACTTTTTTGGATGTATGTTTAAAGGAACAATCAAAGGTAAATCCTTTGTTTTTATAACTGAACACCAGTTATTGAAAGATGTTTACTACATTGCTCATGACAATCGTGTTGTTTGGCTTCCCGATAAAGAAAAGTGGAAATCACTTCATAGAGGTCAGATGAAGATTATGGCCATCCCCAGTGTCGAAATTCGCGTCTCTAATCGTGGTAATGTTCCTATTGCTCTTCCAGAAAATGGTTACCATAATGGTACTTTTTATGGTTTTAATCCTTCTGACACGTCTCCGGTGACATGTGGAACAACCTACAGTTGGATTCCTGATGATGCCATTAAGCACTCAACCACTACTCAAAACTTCTCCTGTGGTGGTGTGATTGGGTTAAACCGAAAAGGCACTTTTTACGTTATTGGTTTGCATTTTGGCACACGGGGCCCAGATTCTGTTAATGGATTAAATAATCTTGCTGCTCCACTTTATTCTGAATCTCTTTTAAAAGAAAAGGGGTCGCCAGAGAAGGTGTTACCTTCGTCCAACACGAAGGCGTAAAACCCATAAGACCGGTGTTACTCCGCGCCATAGATAAAAAGGAGGATAGAAAGTACGACAACCTTTTCGTTGTTGGAAAACTTCCAGGAGTCCCCATGAAAGACGGGGTTGGTTTTTCAAAACAACAATCACAATACACACATTGTTATGGACCGAGAAGTCTTGCTGAGTTAAAAGCATTGGCATCCGATAAATTCTTTTGTGTCCGCCCTACGAAATCTGTTTATGATAAAACTGTCCGATCATGGGATAATAGACCCCCAACACCTTATGCACATTCTGGGTGGTCTGATACTGTCATTGGTGAATCATATGAGAGAGCCTTGGCTTTTTTGGATACTTATTATGGACCTTTGTTCGAAGACCCGATCATGAGTTCAGAAGAACTTTCTGAAAATGTCGATTGGTCCAAGAGTCCAGGTTTCCCTTATACTCATTTTGGATACGACCAGAAAAAACAGTTAGTCCCAGTCCTGGATTTAGAAGATCAAAACAAGATAAATGAAAAAGTGTACTTACATTGTGCATTTAAAATCGAATTTCTACCAACAACAGACATCGCCAATGGTAAAGGAAGGATTTATCAGATACCACCGTTACCCCTCCTATACTCACAACTCAAGTTTGGAAAACGAATATCATTGAAGTTGAAGATGTACCATTGGTCAATGTATGGTTTCAATCCTTATTCAGGTGGATTCAACAGATTGGCTGAAAATTTACTAACCAAACCCTGGCGAGGTTGCTATGACGTCAGTGGTTGGGATAAATATTTGTGTGTTCTGCGTGATTTGTATAAAGTCCTACGCAATCGTGCTAACTTGCCTGATGAACAAGTCAAAGAGTTTGAATGGATGGTTAATAATACATGTTGTTTCCTATTGAAATTAATGGATGGCACCGTGCTTTTTAAAGATTATGGTAATGCCTCCGGGTCCGGAACAACAACAAGAGACAATATCCTAGCTCATGTGATAATTTTTGCTACAGGCTTGTTCTTTGCTTATTACGTCAAATATGAAATCTTTCCAACACTTAACAGAGTATTCCAACAGGTTGTCTCACTTTTTGGTGATGACAATGTTTTTGGAGTTGATGAAGACTTCTCCCTTATGTGTGATGAGAATTTTCTCAGAACTCATTTGGGTCAATTTGGTCTGAAACTCAAGTTTTTTGTTGGAGGAAAAGACCACCCACTTGAAGAATTGAGTTTTCTTGGTGCTCACTTTAAGAAAATTAGTGGTTTGTGGTATCCAAAATATGACGTGGTTAGACTTGCTACGACTATGGTCTATGAAATCGGGGGACCTAAAACACTCGATTTAAAACAAACATTGGGGAAGATATTTACGTTGACGATTATGAGCTACCCAACGGAAAAATGGGAGCTATTCAAAACCGCTTATGGAGAGTTTTTGAAACATCCTCAGGTTTTAGAAAAAGGTCACGACCCAGAAGTCAGCACTTATCTAAGTGTCGGCGTTCCTTGTGAAGATACAATGAAATGTTTCTACCAAGGTCTGGAGTCTGGTTGTTTTTCTGGTTCTGTTGTTTTTTTTCAGAACCATTTCAACCAATATCTCTAATATCTCAATGAGATCCTAGATTATCTTGTAATGATGGTACCACACTCGAACCGGACGGTTTAAAGATAACTATGGATTTTAGTCAAGATGCTGCAACCCCCCCCTCAAAATATCAAATTAGAAAAGGAAAACGAACCCTCGAAGAAGCAATCGCAAATGGTCGTCTCAGCCCTGAAGACATTGCCTATATCAAAGCTGCTACAGACACTTACCATGACACCCCCATTCATTCGGTAAATGGAATTCCTGATGAATATGTTGGTAAGTCAATTACTGAGGCTTTGACAATTACAATGGATGTCAAAACTCCCTATTCGGCTGGGACAGGAAATTGGAATGCTCGAATTTACAATTATCCACTCCTTGGTTCTGCAAACGTGGTGACAACTGATAATTTGGCAAACTTGTTCAATCAACGAACTGGAACAGTCAATAATACTACCGGTGTCGCTACGATGAATGTGGATTATTCTACTGGTAATTTTTCCGATTATCCAACCTATTCTGAACGCGGATCATTAGAGCAAAATGCTTTAGAAGGCGAAGTTAAAATTATTGGTATGGGAATTGAGGTGATAAACACGACCGCTGAACTTTACAAGCAAGGTATGTGTACAATTGCTCGTATTCCACAAACTCAGTCAAACAAGATCATAACTGGTAAGGTTTTTGGGAATGATCCGGCTGGAACAGCTGGGTCTTTTGCTGTCCAAGACATGATTCCTATCATGTCAATGCCCACCACTTTGTCTGAACTAACTACATACCCAAATTATGCTCAATGGGAAGCAAAAGAAGGTGCCTATGCTATTGTCAAACAGTACGATACTCAGTCTTCGTGCCCATCAGGATACAGAGGAGCTGTCAGATGGATCGATAAGTCAACCAACGCGACTGCAGTTGGTGCAACTTGGGGAAATATAGTATGTGATACAACCAAGATCGATTGGACATCAGGTGTTAGTATGCCAGTTCCTTCATACGCGCTACAACACGGATACATTTCTGCCCCCATGGATACTATTTGCATGATGTTTACAGGTCTATCCGAGCAAACTTCTCTTACGGTGAGAGCCAAATTGATCATTGAAAGACGAGTCAATTCTTCTATGATTGATCTTGCTGCTTTGGTTCCTCTCGCTAAGGAGTCTCCTCCTCTAAACCCCCTTGCATTAGAACTTGTTTCTTGTATGTGGTCGAATCTTCCTACAGCTGTGATGTTCAAAGAAAATCCAGCTGGAGAATGGTGGAATAAAGTGATGGGTGCAATCGGTGAATGGGGTCCTTCTATTTTAGGTCTCATCCCACATCCAATTGCTCAAGCTGCTGCACGATCTTTGCCGGCGGTGACTCGCGCTTTGAAAACCAACAACTCCGATCATGAAGAAGTTGAAAGGCTCAAGCGCGAACTTGAGAAGATGAAGCTGCGACAGCAATCAATCGTGTCGCAAAACCGTATCAAGAGTTCCCCCCCCAAAAAGAAGCAAGCCCCTCGGCCCCAACCAAAGAACAAGTGATGATCCTG